CTCGATTAAATCTGCCACTACATCTAACGCTCTATCGCCTTTAATTTCTGATAACTTCATAAATTATGCTCCTGTTCCTGTTCCTGTATTTGTTCCCTCTGTTGGGTCTAATGAGTAAAACTCCATAGGCATAGTATTCTGTGCATTAATAGATACATGACCTGTTAATTCTACAGAAATCTGTCCTTTTCCGCTCTTAGTAGTCTGTAAGCTAAAGCCTGCTGTTGATAAGGCATTAATAAGTTTAATTGCTACAAGTCCACCGTCTGCTCTATCGCCTACCCACCAAATATCGCTAAAGTCTGTCTGCTTTAGGTCTCTTCTTGGTGTAATCTTGCCACTAGTAGCGTTAATGTCTGCTGCGCCTAATGCAAGTCTGATATTAGCTGTTGATGTGCCTAAAGAAGTAAAAGCCATCTTACACTCCCAAGAATCCAAATGTTTGAGTTCCTTGGTATTAGTAGGACAATTGTCAACGTCTTCCCCTAAATCCGAGAAACTAGGTACACAAGTTGCATTGATACCGCCTGTTGTAGCGCAAATAATAGCACTATCTGCGGGTTCTACAGGATTGCTTGGGTCAAATGTGTTTAAAAGCACACCTGCGTCTAACTGTAATTCTTCAAATGTGCTCTGTGGAATTTTAGTAAATCTTCCCATTTTTGTTATTCCTTTCTTAATAATTCGTTAAAAATTCAACTAGGATATTAACGCTTATACGCTTTATCATGTCGTCATCATCGGGCACTGGTTGTCCGAATGGTGAACCTGCATATATAAGCATTCTACCATTGTCTATAGGTATGTTCACATAACCATTTTTGTTAATTCTTTCCGCTATCTCTTCATACTTCCTATGAGCTGCACTCCATGAACTGCTTCTATACCATAAGCTTGCATCTAAAGGAATTGAATTACCTAGGACATCAAAAGCCTTAGAGTAAGTTATGTATGGGTAAGTAGCATCATCTGGAACAGTATTCGCTTCATATGCTAGTATATTGAAAGAATTCCAAAAATTATTAATTGCTGTAGCTTTATTCATTTGGTATTCTCCATTCTTCTGCGCTAACCTGTCGCATATCTAAGCTTGCCATGCTAGGGGTTTTCTTGTCGTCTCCGTCAGATGTTACCCTAAATACCTTGTTATCTTCTTTTCTGATAAAAATATCATGGAATTGCAAGTTAGTATTCTTAGAAGTGGTAACTGTATATAAGTTAGTTACTCCTTGGCTAGCACCTATTCTAGCTTGCGTGGAATTGTCTAAGACAACACAAGCTTTAAATGTAGCACCATTTACATAGTTAGTAATAAAACCGCCCTCTCCGTCCGATATAGAGGTCTTATCGACCATGACGCAATCTGTATACATAGATTCTAATAGTGTCATAGCTTTTTATAACTCCTTAGCCTATCAATAAAAGCATCTTTCCAAGTGAATTGACCTGTGCTTGATATCTGCGAACTGGCTTTTGTGTAAGAATAACCGCCAAAACTCTCGGACTGTAGAGGGCTATTTAAAGTTTTAGCGTTATCTTCTTCCCATTTAATAGAATCTCTAGCAATTTGAATAATATCACTAGGAATCCTTAGAGTTGCGATTGCTCCATACTTGATAACTTCATCTTGAAGTGTAGCGCATGGGTATTGATATATTCCGTCATTGAATACAGAACCTTCTATTAAGAAAAACTGTCCTTCTTGTATTGATATATTATCTAAGTTAATTGTATTATTGACTACTTCGAAAGTCTGCTCGTATATATCATCAAGAAAATAGTTTCTCAAATAATCGCAAATCTCTTTAATTCTGCGTTCTAAGTCGTTCATTTACTTAGTTCCTTTCGCTGCTGACTTCTTTCTTGTTGTCTTCTTTGGTTTCTCTTCTGTTGTTTCTTCTGTATCTGCCTTTAAATCTTCAATTTCTTCAATTAAAGGTGTGTGCTGTTTGTTATCGCTGCCTTTAAGTTCCTCAATTCTTGCAAGACTAGGCTTTAAGCCAAGGCGGGGATATTCATCCCCAACCTCGTACTTATAATTGTCATCCTGCAAGTCTGTAAATAATTTAATTACTCTAAACATTTTTATTTACTCCCTTACAATTTTTAATTAAGCTCCTGTATTTTCAGAACCGCCTTCTGTATTGCCACCTTCGTCAGAACCGCCTTCTGTAGATACAGGGAATGTTCCTATTGAGATTCCGTCTAAGTATTCAGCCCAAAGCTTTAAGCCCATAGTTGCATAAGAAGCACCTGTTGCATTGTCGTACTTAGGCTCTGCATGGAAGCCAATAAGGTTTGTTTCGCCATCTACTGTATAAACTAAGCCTAACTTAGCGAATTCTGTTGATGGGTCGATATAATAAAGGTCGATGTTTTCAACAGGTAAAGCAATTACCTTACCCTGTGGAATGTCCGCATCTGGGCAAAGGAAAAGAACCTTGTAGCCTAAGAAGTTCTCAATATATGTCATGCCAAACTGTGTCTGAACTGTAATAGCTGCATCGCCTAAGTATGCGTATACATCATTTGTATTAGCGAAACCTACAACGTCTGTTACTGTAAGTCTTGCTGCCTGAAACTTAGCTAAAACCTTGCCCTTAGCAAGTGCAAGAGCCTTCTGTAATCCTGTTGTAGAGAATGTAAGAGTACCAGTTCTAAGGAATGTATAGAAGTCTGTTAAGACCTTGTTCTGTAGCTCATTCTTAAATGCTTCATCAGACTTAACAACTGCGATATCTGCGCCATATCTAGTTACTGCTTCGGCTGTTACTGACTTCTTATACTTCTGTAAGTCAATATCTTCCTTAAAAGCTTCTGTGATATTAACTGTAGACTCTGGAATTGTCTCACCCTCTGCTACTGTACCGTTAGCAAGTGTAACAGATGTATTGTAAGATACAAGCTGTGTGCCTGCTTCCTTCTTGATAGGTCTCATGATACCTAAGATATCCATGAGGGCTTTCCAATTCTTTGTAAATGATGATACAAAGTCTTTCTCTCTGATTGTTACATCAATATTTTCTGTCTTTACCATTTTTTTATATTCCTTTCGTTAAAATGTTTTATTCTACAAATAATTTGTAGTTTTCCTTCATTTTAGCTTGACGTTCGATAGGGTCTTTAATATTTTCAATTTCTTCCTTCGTCATAGAACCTGCGCCACTGCCTAAAGGCTTCTTTTTCTGTGTGCCTGTTGTGTCAGATTCTACGATAAAGCCGCCCCATTCGTTCTTAATTGTTTCTGATAGCTTATCTGAATCAATTAGCTTTCCTTCGTCATCAAGCTTGATATCCTTAAAGTCTGTAATTCTAAGGATTGAATCAATACGCTTATCATCAACCTTATTTTCTTTTAAGAGCTGCTTATAAGCTTCCTTGACCTTAGCAATGCTTTCTTTACCTTCAATATCCTTCTTGTAGGCTTCAAAAGCTGTATGCTCGTCATTATATTTCTTTTCCCATTCCTTAGCAGATGTGTCGTTGTCTGCATGATTCTTTTTGTAATCATCATACTCTTTCTTTAAAGTGTCATAATCTTTTGAATTATCCTTTAATTCTGATAATTCATCCTTTAAAGCGTCAACTGTTTCCATGTGCTCTGATATGATTTTTTCAATTGTTTCCGCTTCAATGTCTAATCCTTTTAACATCTTTCTTGTTAATGGCATAATTTAACTCTTCCTTTCCTTTGGGTGATTTGCTTTTCACACGAGTTTTTGAAGAATTTCCCTTATCTTCAATTAATATTATACATTTTTATTAAAATTGTGCAAGTTTTTAACTTTTTAAAATGTCTTCTAGTACTTTCTTGTAATTATTTAAGTTATTTCGCACTGCATAACGCAAGTAGCCTTTACCATTATTAGTAGCTCGCATATTCTTTGTACCATATTCTACATGTGCTGCATATTCAACATTAGTTCCTACAGCAACATAATGAGTTGATTTTAAAGGCAATGTGCCTGAATAATGCCCTACTTTTTTCCCATCGTTGTCCCTATATTCACTTTTAGAAACCTTTTCTCCACCTAATCCGCTAGCAATGCTATTTCTAAGAAAACCGCTTCTTTCTGGTGTAATGCTTGCTACGTCACTTTCCATCACTAAGCCAACTGCTCTTAATGCTGCCATAATCTTTTCATCAGCTAGTTCAATAGTTTCTTTAGTTCTGTCATTTTTGATTGTAAATCCCATTACTTACCACCTCTTTTCTTAGGCTTCTTTTCTTCTAAATCTTTGCCTTTCATTTTATACCATTCTTGATAGGTCATATCCTCTATAAGTTCGCC